CGATCGCATTGCCCGGCGTGATGCTGCCCGAGCCGGGCGCCTCGACGGCCGCAGCCCCGACCGACCTCGGGGCGACGCTGCTCGGCACGACCGCCGAGTCGCTCGAAGAGGAGTACGACCTGCAGCCCGGCGATCAGCCCGGCATCGTCGCCGCGCAGTGGAAGACGAAGGACCCGGTCAGGGTCTGGACGCACGCGGCTGCGGTCGGTCTGCCGGTCCTGCGCGAGCCGAACCTGACCCTGAAAGCGCAGGTGCTCGCATGAAGCGACTGATCGCGTACGTGCATGTGGGCGGCGTCGCGTACGGCCCGAACGATGAGGTGCCGCCGGACGTCGCGAAGCGGATCGGTGACCACGCGTGGACGGACGTCACCGAAGTCGAGGACGACCTCGACGACCAGGACGACGCCGGCGGCGGTTCGCCCGAGTCCGATCCGCCGCCTCGGTCCGGCCGCGGCTCGGGCGTCGAGGCGTGGCGGACGTTCGCCGAGCAGCACGACGTCGAGGTCGCCGCCGACGCGAGCCGCGAGGACATCGTCGCGGCGTGCGAGGCGGCCGGCGTCGTCGAGCGAGAGGAGTAAGGGGGATGGCGGCAGCGTTCGCGACGGTCGACGACTACGAGAAGCGCGCCGCCGTCACCCTCACCGGGGCCCGGCGCGATCAGGTCGAGGCGTACCTCGACGACGCGTCGGCGCTCATGAGACGGCACATCCCGACCGGCTACACCCCCGACCCGGGCACGACGAAGGCGATCGCGATCGCCATCACGCGGCGGGTCATTGCGAACGGGGGCGGATACAGGCAGAGGACGATCGGCCAGTATTCCGAGACGCTCGGCGAGAACGGCGGGCTGTACCTCACCGCCGACGAGATCGACCAGTTGCAGCCCGAGGACGAGACCGACCCGGACGCCGACGCCGCGTACACGGTCGAGCTCGTCGACCAGAGTCGGCACGGGTGGCGCGATGACCCGGCTGACTGTTGGGGGCGGCTGCTGTGATCGGCGACGATCTGCTGCCGCACGTCGTCGACGTCGAGCACCCCGGCCGGACGACCGACCGGTACGGCAACACGGTCGACGACTGGACGGCGTCGACGCGAGTCGAGGTCGCCGCGTGGCTGCAGCAGAGCACCGGCAGCGAGGACACCGAGCAGCGCGACGCGCAGATCGGCGAGTGGCTCATGCTCTGCAACCCGTGGACGACCGGCGGGCAGCCGCTCACGGTGCACGGCGCCGACCGAGTCCACTGGAACGGCGCCCGGTTCGAGGTGATCGGCCCACCCGGTCCGGCGTACGAGCCGGCCGAGCTGCACCACTTCGAGATCAGGTTGAAGACAGTCGAGGGGTGATCGCGTGGCCCGTATCAAGGTGGTCCCGAACCGGCGCGGCATCGCGTCACTGCTCAAGTCGGAGGGCACGCGGGCGCTGATCGAGCGCAAGACCCGGGCGGCCGAGCGGGGCGCAGCGTCTGCGAGCACGGCGGCCGGGCAGTTCCGTACGGACGTCCAGACCGACGACCGGCGGGTGCGCGGCGCCGTGATCGGCGACTACTCGACCGACGACCCCGAGGTGTCCCGGGCGGCGCTGCTCGCCGGTCTGGACGCGGCGAAGGGGCAGGACTGATGCCGGCGGCGATCGCGTTCCCCGACGCTGCCGAGGTCTACACGCGGTACCTGCGCGAGCAGCTCGTCGCCCGCGGCGACCCGGTGCACGTCGGCACCCGCATCCCTACCCCCCGGCCGGCCCGGCTCGTACGGGCCGAGCGCATCGGCGGCGCGCAGCTCGACCGCGTCACTGACCGGCCGCGCCTCGATGTGCACTGCTGGGGTGCGACCGAGGACAGCGCCGCCGACCTGATGAAGGTGGTACGGGCGCTCACGCTCGCGATGCCCGGGTGGCGCGGTGCCGTGGTGTACGACCTCGCCGAAGTCGGGGGCCCGAATCTGCTGCCCGACAAGGAGACGTCGACGCCGCGGTACGCGCTCGCCGTCGAGCTGTCCATACGAGGGGCGACTCTCACACCCGCTTGACCGGCTCACCCGCCGTTGACCGTTCGCCCCCGCAGCGTCGGGGGCTCTTTCATGGAGGTAGCCATATGGGCACCCCGACGCCGCCCACCCTTGAGGACGGGCTCCGCAACTCGCTGATCCGCAAGCAGCTCGTACAGGCCGTGTACGCGGCCGACTACTCCGCGGCGGCGATTACCGCGCCGTTCGACCCGGAAGACGGGGCTCTCGCGGCGATCCCCGCCGGCTACGTGGCCGTCGGCTACACGACCGATGACGGGCTGACGTTCACGACCGACCTTTCGATGGTCGACGTGACGTCGTCGCAGTCGGTCGAGCCGACCCGCTCGGACATCGAGAGCGAGGTGCTCACCGGCCAGTACGTCCCGCAGGAGACGAACCCGGCCGCGGTGTCCCTCTACAAGGGGCTGCCTCTGGCGGGCGCCGGCGCGCTGCCGGTCATCGGCGAGCCGTGGGCGATGGAGCGCCCGGCGCTCCCCCGGTCCCCCTACTACCGGCTGCTGTTCATCGGGCTCGACTTCGGTGATGCGGGCGGCGAGATCTACGTCGTCAAGCACTACCCGAAGGCGCGCGTCACCTCGAAGGACGATCAGCAGTGGGCGCGGTCGACCGAGACGCAGTGGCCCGTGACCGTGCAGGCGTATCGGGATCCCGTGATCGGCACGGCCGAGCGCGAGTGGGTCGACGGGCCGGGGTGGCGCGCCCTCGCCGAGTAACGACTTCCCCTGATCGGGCGGGGGACGGCGGTTCTGGGTGAGCCCCACCGTCCCTCGCCCTCACATGCTCACCCGCAGCTCACCCATGAAAGGCACGATCATGAGCAAGCCCAACGGCAAGCGGTACCGGCTGGAGACCGTACGGCGGTCGTACGTCGACGCTGTCGGCGGCGAGCGCGTCGAGTTCGAGGTCGGACCCGAGGACGACCCGCAGGTGTTCAGCTTCCCGCACCCGATCTTCACGCCGGACGACATGCAGAAGGATCTCGGCGGCGCGCAGGGCGACGAAGCCGGGGCGCGCATTCTGCTCGGCGACCAGTACACCGAGTTTCTCGACGCGGGCGGCGACGTCAATTCGGTGATGCTGCTGTACGTCGGCATCCGCAATGAGGCGCAGGACAAGGTGCAGAAGGTGCGCCCTACGAAGGGGTAGGGACCGGCGAGGACATCGTCGAGACCTACACGTACACCGTCCTCGACATCCTCGGCGAGTACCCCGAGGCGACCGAGGCCGACCTCGCCCACCACTACCCCGGGTACGGGGCGGGCGGTCCGGTCGCCGCGTACTGGCGGGGCGAGATCTCGCTGCGGTGGCTGCGCGTCATGGTCGAGGGGCTGCCGGCCGACGGCGCGCTCGCCCGCGCGGCGGCCGGTCATCACTGGACGCATCTTCACTGGGCCGCGGCCGAGTCGCGCGACTTGCTCGACATGCTGCTCGTCGCGTTCGTCAACGCGCACCGCGACGAGAAGCAGCCCCAAGTGCCGTGGCCCGAGCCGACGTGGCGGCCGGGCGACCCCCTGCCGAAGGACGCCGCGGCGGCGGACGAAGAGAAGCGGGCGACAGCTCGCGCCGCGTACGAGCGGATCAACAAACAGGTACTGCCCCCTGGGAGGTGATCCGTCGTGCCGGTCGAGGTCGGAGTCGGATACGTCAGCGTCGTCCCCGAGACCCGCGGTTTCGGGCCGGCGCTGACGCAGCAGATCACCGGCCCATCGGCTGACGCCGGTCAGGAAGCCGGCCGCGAGGCCGGGGGCAAGTTCCTCGGCGGGATCGGCGGCATCGTCAAGGGCGGCATCGTCGGCGTCGCCGCGGTGGGCGGCGCGCTGTTCGCCGCCGGGTTCTCCGAGGCGGTCGCACAGGACAAGTCCAGTGCCAAGCTCGGGGCGCAGCTCGCGCTCTCCGAGAAGGAATCGGCCCGGCTCGGGAAGGTCGCCGGCAGTCTCTTCGGCAAGGGGTACGGCGAGTCGATCGATCAGGTCAACGACTCGTTGAAGGGGCTCGCGCAGAACGGGGTCGCGGCGGTCAACGCCCCGAAGAAGGATCTCGCCGCACTCAGCAAGAGCGCCCTCAACCTCGCCGAAACGTTCGACGTCGAGGTCGGAGAGTCCGCGAAAGCTGCCGGTCAGCTCATCCGGACCGGTCTTGCGAAGAACGGCAAGGAAGCGTTCGACCTGATCACCGCCGGTTTCCAGGCGGGCGCCGACCGGGGCGGCGACTTCATCGACACCCTGAACGAGTACGGCACGCAGTTCCGCAAGGCGGGATTGGACGGCGCGACGTCGGTCGGTCTGATCAGTCAGGCGCTCCAAGCGGGCGCCCGCGACGGCGACATCGCCGCCGACGCGATCAAGGAATTCAGCATCCGGGCCGTCGACGGCTCGGAGACGAGCGCCGACGGGTTCAAGGCGCTCGGGCTCAGCGCCGACGACATGGCGAGCAAGTTCGCCAAGGGCGGGAAGAGCGCGACTGGCGTACTCGATCTGACCCTCGACCGGCTGCGCTCGATCAAGGACCCCGTGGCGCAGAACGCCGCGGCGGTCGCCTTGTTCGGAACGCAGAGCGAGGATCTCGGCGCCGCCCTCTACGCCATGGATCCGTCGACGGCGGCGGCCGGGCTGGGCAAGGTCGGCGGCGCCGCCGCGCGCATGGGCAAGACGCTGCACAACACCGCGACCAACGACATCGAGGTGTTCAAGCGGCAGGCGCTGCAGGGCCTCGCCAACGTCGCGGACAAGTACGCCTTGCCCGCCGTGGCGGCGTTCGGCAGCTTCCTACTGAACCGCGCCCTGCCGCCGATCAAGACGGTCGGCGGCGCCGCGCTCGACGTCCTGGTGCCCGCGATCACGGGCACGGGTGAAGCCTTCCAGGCTGGCGGGCGTTGGGTGCGCGAGTACGGCGCGTGGCTCATCCCGCTCGGTATCGCGGTTGCAGGGGTCGCGATCACGATGGGCGCCTCGGCGATCGCCACCGGCGCAGTGACCGCGGTGTTCGCGGTCTATCGCGGCGTCATCCTCGCTGCGGCGGCCGTCACCCGCGGGTACGCGGTCGTGCAGGGCGTGCTCAACGCCGTGATGAGCGCAAACCCGATCGGTCTGATCATCACGGGCGTTGTGGCGCTCGCCGCGCTGCTCGTCGTCGCCTACCAGAAGTCGGACACCTTCCGGGGGATCGTTCAAGCAACGTGGTCCGGGATCAAATCCGGTTGGGACGCGGCGTATACGAACGCGATCAAACCCGGGCTCGACGGCTTCATGACCGGGCTGCGGGCAGTGGGTGCCGGCGCTTCGTGGCTCTGGGGCACTGTGCTCTCGCCCGTGTTCTCCGGTATCGCCCTCGGCGCGAAGGTCATGTTCGCGATCGTCGCGACGCTCGTGATCGCCCCGCTCGTGATTGCGTTCCACGCGCTCGGTGCGGTCGGGTCGTGGCTGTACGGCGCGGCGATCAAGCCGGCGTTCGACGGCATCGCGTGGGCGGGCGGCTGGCTCTGGGGCACGATCCTCTCGCCGATCTTCGTTGCGCTGGTTCTCGGCGTTCGCGGTGTCGGAGCGGTCGCGATCTGGCTCTACCAGAACGCTTTCAAACCCGCGATGTCCGGGATCGGTGTGGGCGCTTCGGCGCTCTGGAACGGATTCCTGCGGCCGACGTTCGGAGCGATCACCGCGGGCGTGCGCGGTGTGGGCACCATCGCGACGTGGCTCTACCGGACCGCGGTGAAGCCGAGTTTCGACGGGATCCGGGCCGCCGGTTCCCTGCTCTGGAACAGCGGCTTGAAGCCGCTGTTCGACAAGGGCCGGTCGGGTGCGAAGCTGTTCGGTGACGCGTTCAAGCTGGCGAAGGATGCCATCGGCAAGGCGATGTCGCAGGTGAAGGCTGTCACCCGAACCCCTGTGAACTTCGTAATCGAATGGGTATATACGAAAGGAATTAAAGCTACTTGGGATAAAGTGGCTGGCTTTGTCGGGTTGGGGAAGTTGCCTGCCGCGCCGAAGCTGCTCGCCAAGGGCGGAACCGTGGGCGAAGGTTGGGGCCCGGCCGCTCCGATGAAGGTGTCCCGGCCGACGGCGATCGTCGGCGAGGGCAACCCGAGGCATCCCGAGTACGTGATCCCGACCGACCCGAAGTACCGGGCCCGTGCACTCGCCCTGCACGCGGCGGCCGGGACTCAGCTACTGGCGGGCGGCGGCGTCCTGGGCGACGTCGGCGACTTCCTCGGCGGCGCCGCGAAGAAGGTCGGCGGCGCGGTCATGTCCGGCGTCGACTTCCTGTCGGACCCCGGCAAGATGTGGGACAAGGCAACGTCGTTCATCCGCGACAAGATCAAGACGCTCGGTTCGCATCCGATGGCGCAGGCCGTCGGACGGGTGCCGGGCAAGATGCTCACGGGCCTGAAGGACAAGATCGTCAAGGCGGCGACGTCGTTCTTCGGCGGCGGCGGGGGCGGGAAATGGGCCCGGCCGGTCTCGGCGGCGCTCGGCACCCGGTACGGCGTCAAGGGCTCCATGTGGAGCAGCGGTTACCACACGGGCACCGACTTCCCCGCGCCCACGGGCGCGGCAGTCCGGGCCGCCGCGAACGGCATCGTCCAGAGCGCCATCAGTGGCGGTCCGTACGGGAAGCACATCACCGTGAGGCACGGCGAGCTGTCGTCGATGTACGCGCACCTGTCCTCGATGGGAGTCAAGGCCGGGCAGCGTGTGCCGAAGGGCACGCGAATCGGAGCGGTCGGCGCGACCGGCAACGTCACCGGGCCGCACCTGCACTTCGAGGCGCGCCGCGGCGGCAGGACCATCAACCCGGAACCCCTGCTCGGTTACGCCGGCGGTGGGCGGCCGCGCCCGGGGAGTTGGGGTGTGGTCGGCGAACGGGGCCCGGAGATTCTCCAGTTCGGGGGACCGTCGCAGGTCTTCGATCACCAGACCTCGCGGGACATGGTCGGCGCCGCGCGAGTAGGCGCCATGGCGCGGAATCTGCCGCAGCCGGCAAGAGCCAACGGAGCGTTGCGGGCGGCGTCGCTGCCGCCGCGCAGCAGCGGGCAGCCGGCACCGGTAGCGGGCGACACGTACAACCTGTACGCGCGCACGCTCGATATGACCGTGCGCGACTTGGAGCTGCTGCAGCGGCGGCAGGATGCGCTCGCGCGGGTGGGGAGGCCGAGATAGATGCCGCTGATCGCCGCACCGGTCGTCACCCCGCCCCCGCCCCCACCCGGATCGGGCGGGGGCGGCGGTACTCCCGTCCCCCTGCCCGAGATCGGGTTCGCTGTCGCGTCGTACACCGACCCGACCGGCGTCGTCTGGCCGCTCACCGATGAGGCGATCGGCTGGTTCACCCTCGCCGACGGCGTGAGCGGGTTGGACGCCGCCGGGTACGAGCTGACCACCGACGCTCACCCCCGGGGCGGCGCGCGGCTGCGGTACGCGCAGCCGCTGCCGAGGTCGATCGTTTGGCCGCTCTACGTTCACGGCGAGACGCATGTCGAGTTCATCGGCCGATGGCGGGCGCTCGTTACTGCTTTCACGCGCACGCTGCGCGAAGGGTCGGACGGCAGGCGTACACCGGGATGGCTGGAGATCGAACGGCCGGACGGGACACGGCGGCAGATCGCCGTGTTCTATCAGCAGGGTTTCGAGAAGCGGGGCGTCAAGGGATCGGGGATCGTCTCGGACGCCGCGGCGATCTCGCTGTGGTGTGAAGACCCGTATTGGCGCGACCCGGTCGAGGTCTCTGTGCACCGCGAGGCCGGCGAACTGTCTGACTTCCTGGTGCCGTTCCCGACCATCTCGTCGTCGCAGGTTCTCGGCGAGACCGTCGTCACGAATCCCGGCGACGTGATCGTGTGGCCGAAGTGGACCATCACCGGCCCGGCGTCCCTCATCACCGTGACGCACGAGGGCACCGGAGAGTCGTTCTCGCTCGACCCGACCGAGGTCGGACACGGCAATCTGCTCTCCGGTGAGCAAGTCACGATCTCCACTGACCCGCCCGCAGTGCGCTACCAGGACGGCACGCCGAACGGCGCCAACTGGAGTGGGGCGCTGAACTGGCCGGGCGCGGTTCTGTGGGGGCTCACTCCCGGCGACAACCCGGTGACGTTCCAGCTCGACGGATCCGGCCCCGGCAGCGCCGTGGACCTCACGTTCAACCCCCGGCACGAGACAGCCTGAAAGGGGGTGTCGCGGGTGGCCGTGCAGCTGCTCATCACCGACAAGAACCTCGCCGTACAGGGGGACCCGCTCGACGGGTGGACGTCCCTTGACGTGACGCGGCGCTTCAACGAACCCGGTTCGGGGAGCGTGACCCTGCCCGCGCGTCCGGACGTGATGGCGCAACTGCAACCGGGCAACAGGATCTCGATCCTGCGCGACAGGGCCGTGTGGATGTCCGGGCCACTGGAGATCCCGAGCGATTTCTCGTGGTCGGCCGCCGACAACCCGGGCGGCTCCGTCTCGTTGAGCTTCGCCGACGATCTCGCGCTGATCGCCGGGTACATCACGTGGCCGACCCCGGCCGCCGCGTGGACGGCGCAGCTCGCCAACACCTACCGCGCCATCAACAGCACGAACGCCGAGACGATCATCAGGCAACTCGTGAACGAGAGCTGCGGGCCGGGCGCCCGTGCCGAGCGCCGCATCCCGAACTTCGGGCTCGACTCCGTCGCCGGGGTCGGAACCTCAACCAGCGTCAAGACCCGGTTCGAGGCGCTGCTCGACACCTGTCGCAGGGTCGCGATCGACGGCGGCGCGATCGGGTTCCGCACCCGGCAGACGGCCGGACAGATCTTGTTCGGCTGCTACGAGCCGCGCGATCTGACCTCGACCGCGCGGTTCAGTATCGGGCTCGGGAACCTGCGCAGCATCCAGGCCAAGCAGTCCGCGCCGACCGTCACGCACGCGCTGATCGCCGGTAGTGAACCGGAGACCGGCACAGCCGGCCGGACGTACGTACAGGTCGCGAACACCGCGGCGTCGTCGTCCTGGTGGCGCGTCGAGCGGTACCTCGACGGATCCGCAGACACCGACGTCAACGGAGAACTCACGCAGGCAGGGAAGGAAGAGATCGCCGGCGGGTCGGCCCCCGTCGAGCTCGCCACGGTCACCGTGGACACCCCCGACCTCAAGGCCGGCCGCGACTTCGACCTCGGCGACAAGGTGACCGTGGCGCTCCCTCACGGCGTCGAGATCGCCGATCTCGTGCGCTCCATCCACCTGCAGGCGACACCCAACTCGGGCGAGTACGTATCGACGTTGGTCGGCTCGCCGGAAGCGACGTCCGACCCCGCCATGGTTCAGGCGCTGCGCACGCTCGGGCGCCGGATCGGCCGACTCGAAACCAGATAGGGAGGTGCCCGCGTGGCACAAGACTCGTGGCCGTCACCGGCTCACAACTCGCGCGCGGTGACGGATACCGAATACGAGCAGATGGCCGCTCGATACTCCGACGACGGGGTGTACGGCGACCCGACCGATCCCCCGGTCGTTACCGCCGGGGTGGGTCTGACCGTGATGGTCGCGGCCGAGGCTGCCGGCTCTCTGCGCGGCCACGCGTGGACGTCCGGCAGCACCCCCGTATCGCTCAACGTCGCTCCGAACACGAGCGGGCAGACTCGCGTCGACCGGGTGCTGCTGCGTCTGGACCGGTCCGACTGGACGGTTCGCGCCGTGGTCAAGACGGGCGCACCCGGCGCGGGTCCGCCGACGCTGACGACCGGTTCCGGTTACTCGACCTTCGAGGCGCTGCTCGCGAACGTCACGGTGCCGAACGGGGCGAACGCCGTCACCGTGGCGCGAGCCGAGCGCTACGTAGGCACCCGCGTCCGGCCCTGCACATCGGCCGTGAACACGGACCCCAACCCCCGCTTGGGGGACCTGACTTGGGAAACCGATACCAAGCGGCTGCGCCTGTACGACGGATCGGCGAAGCGCAACATCTATTCCGACTCCGGTGTGATCAGCGTGAACTCTGCCCTCGCGTCTTGGTCGAATGAGGTCGAGAGCGTGATCGAAGAGCGCAACGGGGTCGTCTACTGCCGGTTCGGATCCTTCCAGCGGGCAGGGGGCACGCTGCCGGCGGGGGACGAGTCCCGACTGCCGGTCTTGATCCCCGCGCAGTACAGGCATGCGACGCGCGATCAGTACGGGCACGCAATTCTCGGCAGCTCCGCGTGCCGGTTCATCGTCCACGCGCAGAGCACTACCCGCGCCGGGCAGGTGTGGCTCGTCAATCACCCCAACATCGCGCGCGACGCGTTCCTTCTGCCGATCTCCGGGCTGAGTTGGGTGGTGGGCTGATATGGCACGGTACGAATTCGGCGCCGGCGTCGGTGACTTCGTCGTGCGCCCGTCCGACGGTCTGTGGGGTGTGGGTGCCGGCGTCGAGGTGACGTTCTGGGACGCAGCCGCAGACGGCAACCAGTACACCGACCTACTCAACACGATCAGCGAGCCGATCGCCTCGGTCACCAGCGACGAGTACGGCTCGCTGCCGCGCTTCTACGGCCCGGACGGCGTGACCGGCATGTGGGCGTCCGCCGGCGGCACGGTGCGCGCCTACATGGACGCGCACAGCATCACGACCATCGGCGGCGGGGGCGGGGCGGTCGAGTCCGTCAACGGCATGACCGGCGCGGTCGAGCTCGTCGCCGAGGACGTCGGCGCGGTGCCGTCGACCGCAGCCGGCACGGCCGGCGGCGTCGCGACGCTGGACGAGAACGGACTCGTGCCCGACGAGCAGCTTCCGGCGGCGGCCGCGGTCGTCTCCTCCGTCAACACGCAGACCGGGGCCGTCGTCCTCGACGCGGACGACGTCGGGGCCGTCCCCACCGGTACGGCCGTTCTGCTGACCGGCGCACAGACCGTCGCCGGCGTGAAGACTTTCAGCTCAGTACCGGTCGCCCCGGCGGCGAACCCCACCTCGGACAACCAACTCAGCCGGAAGGGGTACGTCGACGCCGCGGCGTACGCGGGCGAGTGGTCGCCCGCCGATCACGGACTCGCCGCGTGGGCGTTCGATCCCGCGCTCGCGGTGTCGACCGGTCTGTTCCCCGGCTCGGGCGGCATCCGGGTGACGGCTATTCGTCTCCGCAGCGCCGCCTCGCTCAGCCGCTTCGTGTGGTTCGCCACCGGGTACGCGGGCGGGCTCCAGTCCGGTTCGTGGGCCGGTCTGTACTCGTCGGCCGGCGCCCGCGTCGCGATGACCGGCGACATGTCGACCGCCACGTACGAGCCGGCCGAGCAGCACGATCTCGGCGGCGGCACGATTTCGAGCCCGTTCACCGGGGCGTACTCTGCGGCCGCCGGCGTCTATTACGTGGCGTGGCGCATGGTCTACACCTCGGGCACCGGCCCCATGATGCTCGCCGCCGAGAGCGGCGCCGGCGCCCCGCCCAACATCTTCGGCTACACGCCGATCAGGCGGTTCGGCGTGTACTCCTCATCGTCCGCCACGACGCCCCCGAGCTCGCTGGTCATCGCGAACATGGAGAACGGAGCAAATCGCTTCTGGGCTGCCGTGGCCTGACCAACCCCCGTTTCGCGCCCCGAGCCATCCCGGCCGGGGCGCTTTCTCATGCCCAAGGAAGGGGCTCACCCATGGGTGACATCGAACGGCCGGTCGAGGGCCGGCCCGATCAGGAGGAGCAGGCGCGGCTCATCCGCCGCACCGGCAACGGCCCGACCGTCGTCGACGAGCAGAAGCTGCTCACCGCGCGGTTCGGCGCGCCGGACATGGCCGGGACGTATCACGGCTCGGACGCACCGGCCGTCGGCGACAGCGAGGGCGAGCTCGTCGAGCGCGAGGCGGTCCCGGGCGAGCCGCTGCCGCCCGTGCCCGACAGCGCGTACCCCGCGGACTCCGTGGCGCTGCCCGACGCGCCGAAGGGTGGTGAATCGGCATGAGCGTCGAGGGGATGATCGCTCAGGCCGAGAAGTCACTCGGCATGCGCGAGCCGAACTCCATACAGACGTGGTACCGGCAGCGCAACGGGTCGGCGTTCGGCGGGAACTTCGCATGGTGCAACGCCGCCATCACGTATTGGGCGGTGCAGGCGGGCGAGCACGCCGCGGTGTGCTTCGGCACCGACTACGCGTACACCGTCTGGCACGCGCAGCGCTTCCAGACCGCGAAGCAGTGGCACACCGACGTCGCCGGCATCAAGCGCGGTGACATCGTGTTCTTCGACTGGAACGGGTCGAACAGCGTCGGCGCGATCGACCATATAGGGATCGTGACGGGCGTGTCCGGCGGCAACGTCTACACGATCGAGGGCAACACCGAGAACGTGTGCGCGAGGCGTGTACGGGGCGCGTCGACGATCGTCGGGTACGGGCGGCCGAAGTACAAGACGACGACGACCCCGCCGGCGGCCGGGACCGGCACGTACAAGGTGAAGTCGGGCGACACTCTCGGCGAGATCGCCGAGGCGCACGACACGACCGTCAAGATCCTCGCCGACCTGAACAAGATCAAGGACCCGAACAAGATCGGCGCCGGTCTGATCCTCAAGCTGCCGGCGTCGTCGACGCAGAAGCGGGTCGTCAGCCTCGCCAAGACGATCAAGGCGTTCAAGGCCGACCCGCCCAAGAGCGGAACGCCCGTGTCGTACGCCGCGATCGAGTACATCGAGGACGCGCTCGTATCCGAGGGGCTGCTCGCCGCCGGGTACGCCGACGGGCACGCCGGCTCGGCGACGGGCAGCGCGTACGCGCTCTATCAGAAACGCCTCGGGTACAGCGGCGCCGACGCCGACGGCATCCCCGGCAAGACCACTCTCACCCGACTCGGCAAGGCGCACGGTTTCACCGTCGTCGCCTGACCGCGAGACCACACATCCCCCGGCCGCCCACGGCCAGATCACCCAAGGAGTAGCCATGAGCAACAAGCTCGCGTTCGACATCGTCGAGCGGGCCGGATGGACCGGCGCCGAGGCCGCGCTCGGCGTGCTGATCACCGATCTCGCCGACATCTCTCTGTGGTGGGCGGCGCCCCTGGCGCTCTCCCTCGCCTCGGCGAAGGGCTGGGTCGCCGGCCGACTCGGTCGGAAGGGGACCGGCTCGACGCTCCCCGCTTCGAAGGACCCCGCGACCCCGCCCGCGATCCACGGCAGCGGCCCGGCGCCCTACGCGCCGTAGAACCCTGCACCTGCACCTCGGGAGGTACATCGCGTGGACGCTGTGACGATCACCGCCGTCGCGTCGATCGCGGTAGGGCTCACAGCGGCCGGCGCTGCTGTCTACGGCCACCGTGGACAGCAGCGCGTGAACCACTCCGGGGTCGTACTCACGGGCTATGGCGGGCTCGTCGGCGACCTGCAAGAGGAACGCGCCGACCTGCGACAGAAGTTGGCCGCGAATGAGGCGCTGCTCGCCGCGGCACGCCTTGACCTCGAACGCGAGCGCGCCGACCGGACCGTGCTACAGACGCAGATCAACGATCTGACCGCCGAGAACGCCCGGCTACACGAACGGCTCGACGCATTGGGAGGGGACGCGCAGTGAAGCAGCCGACGACGCACCGGCGGCCGGACGTCCTCATACGGCAGTGGCGTACCCTCGCGCTCGCGGCGGTACTGCTCGTGCTGTCCGGCGCGATCGTCCTCGTCTGGCTGAGGGTGGATCGGGAAGTCGTGGCGCGTCAGCAGGCGACCGACGAGGCCAACGCCCGCGGTAACGCGGTGGCCACGCTCGCGGGCG